GTCGATGACGATGCCAAAGCGGTAGGACACGTCCCAGAGCGTTTCTCCCTGCGCCGGTGTGCAGGCGGTCTGCGTGCGCTCCTCGACCCTTTCCATCAGTTCGCGGAATACGAAGCGGTAGGTCAGCACATCGGGACCGGGACAGCCTGTCAGCCGCAGCTCCTCAAACACCGCGTACACCGTGCAAAGCCCCGGGATCGCCAGCACGCCGCTGCCGCCGCTCTGAAACAGCTCATACAGCCGCGCAAACTGCTCCCGGCAGTCTGCGCCGTACAGCTCGCCCTCGCCCTTGATGAGCCGGTTGCGCCTGCCGGTGTCCTGCACGAACGACCTGTCGAACGGCGCGTGCAGCTCGTTGATATGTTTTTCGCATACAAACGCGATCTCGCGCGGATTGTGGTGCCACTGCACACCCTTGAACCGCATAGGTACCAGCTTCACCGCAGCCTCGCCTCCTCTTCCTCAGGCAGCGAGCGGCTGTAGCGCAGGCTCTCCAGCTCCATCAGCTCACTGAAATCCTCATACTGTCCGCCCGTCGCCCGCTCCTCGGCAAGCGCCGTCAAAAATTCATTCATCCAAAACGCTCCTTTCATACGCCGTCACCGCGACCGTGTAGGGCACCGTGCCGCGCGCTTCCGCCTGACTTTCCACAAGCGCCGTCCCGCAGAGCGTATAGACCTCGCGCCTGCCGCCTCCGCTGATCTCGATGCGCTCCAACGGCTCCTCAAACGGGAACGCAGCCGTGCGGCACAGCTCCATCTCGATGGTATAGACCGGTAAGGAGATGACGGCGACCGGCTTGTCGTTCAAAAACTCCTCGATCTTGCTCTGCTTGTACTTGGCAGTGCGCTTCAAACGCAGCACACCGCCCAGCACGATCCCGTTGACAAGCACCGTCAGGTTGTTTCCCTTTTCAAAATCAACCGCCATAGCGCGCCTCCGTTTCTGCGGCGTACGCCAGCCGGAACGTCACCGTGCGATAAAAGGCGGACAGATCCATATCGAATGCGACGGGAGACGCCGCCGCTTCGGTTATCACCTGCTCGCTGTCCGCTTCGTACAGACAGGCGAGCAGCTCGCCGACGGTCTCGGTCAGACCGTCTCCGCCGTTTTCGCCCATGGTGTAGACGCGGATCTCCGCCTCTCCGACATACAGCTCACCGCGCACTGCGGAGGACAAAAAGCCGCCGATGCAGCCCCGGCGCCGTTCCGTTTGGTTGATGCCGACCACCGCCAGCATGCCCCTGACCGGCTGCTCCACACGCTCCGACGCATAGGCGCGCACAAAGCGGACGTCCGCAAGCTGCGCGGTCTGCTTGAGCCGCAGGACGATCGCGTCGGTCAGCTTACGGATCTGCGTCATAATCATCCTCCCGTTCGGCGCCGTAGGGCACCATGATCGCCCACTCATACACCGGCAGATCGCGGACAAAAAAGGTCTCGCTGCGCTTGACGAGATAGCGCTCGCCGTGCGCCTCGATCACCGACCGGTTCTCGTGCAGACGGTACGCCGGCCTGCCGATATACAGGTATTTTTCGCGTATCGCCACGCCGAGCGGACGGTATTCGCCGCCGATATAGATCTTGTTTCGGTAGCGCAGCGGCTCCACAAAGGCGCGCGTCTGCACCCGCTCCTCACCGGAGATGATCGTCACCTGCGAGCCATAGCGCAGGATCTCGCTGTCCACACAACTCATTAAACTCATATGATCACCCTGCCAAATAAAAATCCGCCGGTCCGTACCAGATCGGCGTTGTCCGCCGCCAGCTCCTGCCAGAGCCGCGCCGCTGTCTGCTGCCGGTCGGCGGATGACGTCAGCTTGACGTCACCCGCTGTAAATTCCCTGATTTGATCGTTGCCGCACAGGCTGTAGAGCCGCAGCGCATACGCCGCGCCGAGCGCCTCCAGCCTGGTGGTTTGGCGGCTGTCCGGCGTCTCCACCAGACAGCGCTCCTCCACGAACGCGCAGGCGTCCTCGATCAGCGGCATCCAACGCTGCAGGGCGTCGGCGTCCAGTCCGGCAAGCACGGCAAAGCGGTCGCATACATTTGCAACATTCACGCGCTTCCCTCCGTTTCTCAGGACAGGGTTTTTGCCGCTTCGGTAAAGATCTTGGCAAAGCCTGCCGTGCAGGTGATGGCTGCACGCTCGAGCTGGCGGTCGATCAGCTTGTCGTAGTCGGTCGTCACGCCGCCTGCCTGCACCATCTCAAGCGCGCAGTTTTTGTCCAGACCGATGATTTTGCCGGCGGTCATCTCGGGCGCATGCAAAAGCGCGGCGCCCAGCGGCGTGATCATCTTGCCGCTGCCCTGAAAGTCGAGCCCGGCGTTGGCGTCCTGAAGCTGCGGCAGCGCGAGCAGCTGCTGCATCTCCTGCGTGGGCGCCAAAATGGTGTTCAGCTCGTAGGGCGTCAGCTGTGCCCAGAGCGCCAGCAGGTCGGCATAGCCGAGCTCGCCTGCCGTCTGCACGCTGACGTTGGCGGCGGCGTTGTTGTTTCCGTCGCCGTTGAGCAACACGTCGATCGCATCCCTGAGCTGCGCACGCGCGATATAGGCGCCGATCTGGCTGAGTGTCACGGTGAACAGGTCAAGACGCTGAAAGCGGAGCGCCTCGTAGGACGCCACCAGCATTCTGCCGCGCTTGTGGAGCTTGACCAGATTCTCCCTGGTGCGCACGGTGGTCTGCGGAATGACCGCGCCCTCGCCGACGACCTTGAGGCTCTTGTCATCCTCCGTGGCGTCGGACACCACAGAGCGGTAGTCCATGCCCTCGATGTCGGTGACGGTCGCCACCAGATTGGGCAGGATGTCGGCGCGCTCCATGCCCTGGCGCACGGCGCGGCTCACGTATTCGGGAAAGAGCGCCGCGGAATTGGAGGTCTGGAAAAACTTCTCCACGCAGTCGCTGCCCCTGCCGCTGACCCTGATGTCAAAGCGCTTGAGCTGGCGCGAAAACGCGTCCAAGCCCTCCAGACAGGTGCCGGTATAATTCTCGGACGGGTCAAGGCGTTCGAGCGCGCCGCTCAGACCGCCCTTTGCCTGATACATGCCCTTTTCAATAGTAATGTTCTCAAAATTTGCCATATTATTACCTCTCTTTTTTCAAAGCTGTTAAAAAATAAAGCCGACTTCCGTGGCGGTGGAATCCACCACCAGCACTTCTCTGCCGGTTGTGTTTACAGACACCTTGCCGGCGTCGTTCACGCCGAGCATTATGTAGCCCACCGGGATCTTTGCGCTCGCCGCTGACATAGTGACATAGCCGCTCATCTGCACAGCCGCGTAGCCGCCGCGCAAGCCGACGCACACGCCGCAAAAAATATCGCCCGCACTGCACTTGCCGACGGTGCCGTCGGCGGTCATCTTGACAAAGCCGCCCGGCTCGGTCAGCGAGCTGTCGGCGATAAAGGTCAGCACATTCTCTCCGTATCCGTTAAAATTTACGTTCATCATAAACCTCCGTTAAATTGTGAATTGACCGATCGACTCGGCATTGTGCTTCATGCCGCCTGCCAGCTGCGGCTTGGGCATGAACTGCATGTTTTTTTGTTTTTCAAAGGCGGTTTTTACCTCTTTGAGCTGCGCCACGGTCATGCTCTTGGCAATGCTCTCCATCGTGTCGCGCGAAATATCGGGCTGCACAGCTGCCGAGAGACGCAGCACCTCGGCGGTCAGGCTCTCGCGGTAGAACACGCCGTCCTTTGCCGTCTGCTTGAGCGAGTCGATATAGCCGAGCAGCTTGGCGCAGTCGCCGTCGCTGAGCAGCGCGCCGTTTTTGTTTTCCAACATTTTTAAGATCGTTTCCATCTTGTTTTCCTTTCTCTGTGCCGCCTTGGTCACACCCGCAGCACGCTGGGCGGGAACGGCGACAAAACTCCATTCGTATGCATCGGCGGGATCTGTCAGCTCGCCGCAGCAAAGCCTGCCGCCGTAGGTCTCGCCCTTTTGGTGCGGACACAGGTCAAGCGGCTCGCCGCAGACGCTGCACAGGGTCTTGTCCACCGCGCAGCCCACGCTGACCTCCTTGACGATGCCGCTGTCGATCGCCTCGATCAGACTGCGGTTCTGTTCAGTCCTTGGCATGTACGCCCTGGCGCGCAGACAAAAATAGTCGTCGCCGGTGGCGGTCTTTTTGCCCTCCGCATGCTCCACGGCGCAGGCAAAGATCCGCGCCGTCTGGTTCTTTGCGCTCGGCTGATGGTCAAATATGCCCGTCTTGCCGACAAAGAGCTTTTCGAGCGCAAACAGCGACTCCACGGTAAAGCGCTCGTTGTCGCGGTCTACGTCGTTGTCGCAGAGCGTGACCGAGAACACATAAACCTCGTCCGCGCTCAAATTGCGGCGCGTGTAGGTGTTGATCAGCCGCAGCTCCTCCGCGCTCACCGCTTCCGCCGGTGCGGCGGTGACCTCTGCCGCCTTTTGTATGGCGTTGCTATGCATCACAAACCTCCAAACCATATTGCTTTTCGAGCTGCGCCGCGCGTGCGTTGTTCAGCCGCGCCTGTGACAGCTCGACAGCATCCTGTAAATTGATATCGTTCCACACAAGCGAAAAGCCTGTGCTGTAGCCTGCCAGACGCAGGTGGGTGCGCACGATCTTGCGCACCGCCGGTTCCGCCGTCATGCGGTAATATTCCAGCTCACTGGTGAGAATGTCCGCCTGCTGCACGCTCATGTGCTCGGTGCTCGACCACGAAAAGCCCAGCAAAAACGGCGGTATGCCGAGCTTGGCGACGATCTGCTCGAGCAGCACGCGCACCGGCACCTGACAGTCGGGCATCTGGTTTTCGGCGCCGATGACGCGCACGCGCACATCGCCCACCGACACAAAGTCGCACACGCTGTCGCCGCGCATCGCCTTTTTCCATTCGTCGGCGATGAGCCGCGCGCTCTCCTCGCTGAAATTGCCGTCCTTGGGATCGTAGGTCACGGCAAAGCGCAGATCGCCGGCGCGCTCCCAGTTGTTTTTGATCGACTGCAAGATACGCAGTAATATTTCGCTGACAAAGGGCAAGCCCTCCAGCAGCGAGGTGCCGCGCACCGTGCCGTGCTTTTGCCCCAGCAGCGACGCGATGAGGAGCGACTGGTTCTCCAGCGGCTTTTCGGCGCTGTCGCTGCGGCACACGAGCAGCTCCATCGGCGAGCTGCCGGCGATGATGCGCACATCGTCCGGATTGGCGCTGTAGAGCGCGTACACGCCGTTTTGACCGGCGTTAAGCAGCATCTCTCCCACCGCTTCGCCGTAGGTCAGCAGGCAGTCCATGTAGTCCCACACAAACGCCGCCAAGCCCTGTGCGGAGCCGTTCACCCTGACCTCTCTCGCAAAACGATCCGCTTCCGCCTGCGCCGAGGGGTCGTCGGTGACGATGCGAAACGTTCCGAGCAGCCGCACGATCTTT